GTTAGTATTCCTTGCTTGAAATGTACCAGGTGTTCTCGCAGTATTATCAGTATTGCGAGCTTGATAGTCAGCGTTGAAGTTTTCGTACGTTACTGTACTCCAACCCTCATTACCTGAGAATTGGTTAACCGTAGTTTTTCCTGGTTGAGGACTTACGGGGTCGCAGTTTTCGTCGTGTCTGATGTATGCCATGTGACTATTTATCAGTAGATTTTTTAGATGCATCCTTTAGCATCTTTTGAAGATCGGCAGTACTACCAACAAATAATGAGTTGTTAGTTACCACCTTCTTAGCACTCTCTTCTTTGACATTTTTCTTGTCTTTCTGCAGTGCCATAAGTTTGTCTGCTACATCACCTACGTGCTTGATGAGTTGTCCAGCAACTTCATATGCTCTAGGGTGATCAGAAGACATAGCCAAATCAAGAGCACCGTTGACAGCTTCTTGTCCCTTATCCACCAATAGGTAAAGGTTTGATCGGGCATATTCATAGTCATCTTGTACCTCATCTTTTCCATCCACCTTTTTTGGAGGTTGTTTAACCTCTGCTTTAGGTGTAACCTCTGATACTGTTTCTACAATATCAAATGCTTTATCTAGTTCATCACTCATAATAAGAAGTAGTCTCCGAGAATCCAAAGTCATCACCGCTAGTTAGCAATGCATCATCGGTAGCATCTATTAGATCAATAGGTGTACCTGCAGTTGCAGATGCAGCAGTGGTTCCATTCTGTGCTCTCCTAACAGAGAGTTTGTTTGGAGAAGTCTTACTCTTGACGTACATCACTTCATTACCAATCTCAATATAAGATTGGGTAGGAATGTTGCTGTAATCTGCAACTTCAATAGATAGGTTTCTTGCGGTTATAGCACCTGCAAGTTCTGTAGTACCATCTTTGTTCTTATCGGTAAGTGCCTTTGGCGTAACCTGATAAGCAACTTGTCTTGTAGTTGCAACGTTGGGCATATCTGTATACACATCGACCTTTGCTTTCTTGATAGGACCAGCAGTTCCAACAGGACCAAAGATATATGTTTTACAGGTAAAGGTCATGGTGACAAGAGTAATTTTTCTGTCATCAAATGTTCCTTCGTAGTCATCACTATAGGATATACTATTCAATATAATAGGTATATCTCTATAGTCTGCCATAGCATCAACTAACTTAATTGTCATCTGATACGATGGTTGGAAGACAGGTACTATCTGTTCTAGAATTTCTAATGTCTCATCATTTGTTTTTGAAATTACATTTAATTCAAAATCAATATTATATGGAACGGGAGTGTATTGTTTCTTAACTGCGTTATTAGTATCTGTCTTTAACTGCAATGTTATAGGACTTAATTTGCGAGATCCATCATAAGAGATACCTGTCATCTCAAAAGATAAACGGGGAACTGTAATCGCAACCTTTTGGTTTAGATCTGCCTGTTGTTCTAGTCTTGCTAAAAATTTCTGTCGAGGACCGTATGCTAGAGGAACTTTCATCCTACTATAGACTGATCCGTCTTTGTTTTCTTTTCTACATTCTATATTATTAAAAAGAGTACCAAATCCTATGACGCACTTTCTAATAATTTTGTTGTATGTGTATGCACCTAACATTATAAGTTACCTGCTATTCCGAATGGGTTTGTTTCACTGAAGTCTAAAATGTCATCAGCAAGTGTCTCAAAAGTGACAGCTTCAGAGTATTTAGGATCAGCAGTTGCTTGCTCATCATAACTATCTATCACAATTGTAGCCCCAGACTCTGATCCGATGATTGATTCGCCGATTGAGAATGATCCAGTTGGGGACTTCAGTTTAACCCAACCTTCTTGTGCATCCCACTGTACCATGTTTGCAGTAGTACCAGTAACACTACCAGTTACTGTTTCGGGAACTGTAAATGCTCCTGTGATTCCAGTTGGTGCAGAAGAGAATGTTACTGTTGTAGTTGTATATCCAGAACCTGCATTAGTAACATCAACTAACCTTACACTCTTATATCCAGAACCACCGTTGACTATATTAATAGCAGTCAATGTTCCATTGGTAAAAGTAGGAGTTAACGTTGCATATCTGCCAGGACTATCAGGAGCACTAACAACAAGAGATACTCTGTCCTCGTCATAGTTTGCACCACCATCTACAATTTGTACAGATCTAATCTCACCTTCTTTGACTGTTGCTCTGATGATAGCAGATGACGTGGGAGATCCACCACTTAAAGTTACGTTGGCAAGATATGCAGTAGCAGCTGCTCCCGTTCCATCCCCACCAATAGTAATTGTGGGTGCTTCATTATACTTACTACCATTATTACTGATATAAATTTGATCTATTGATCCACTTAGTAATGTAGCATTTCCTTCAGCAGTAGTACCATTGACAGGTAGATAGTAATGCTTGACAGTGTAACCGTAATCCACAAGTTCCTCGTCACTGTCAAATATATCTCCTTGCTCGTCACTGTATTCAAAGAGTTCTGCTTTCAGTTTGTATACGTAACCTTTACCTAACTGATAGAATGGTTCTTCATGCTCTACAAATTTTATCTCAAAGTAATTACTTGTAAGTGGGAAATATATTAGGTCACCTTCTTGTGGTCTCTCAGGTGCTTTATAATCTGGATCTAATAAAAGGAATTGTGATATCAAATCTGAAAATCTTTGCTGAGATATAATCATTGTTATCTCATCAGTCTGTGCCACACCAAATTTTGTAAGCAAGTCCCCACCACCTTGGAAACCCTCTGGGTTTTCTAAGTATGCTTCTATAATATATCCGTCATTAAACTCACCAATCACTTCTTCATTAAACACACCATCAGTTTGCATGATCTCTCTAGGGCAATAGAGAATATCCATCCCAAACATTTTGAGATGTTCTTCTACTAGATTCTGTAATAGAAACTGTTCGTTCCTAGTACCATGTGTAAAGTAAGTGGATCTTGCCATTAGCCAATCATATCCATTGGTGGAGTTTCATATACTGAAAGCATTTCGTCTTCTAGTTTTTGTACCTTTTCTTTTCCCTCGTTGTATATAAACTCTCCATTCATTGTAATTCCACCTGGCAACTGTGCTCCTTGGAACTTGATTAAGTTAGCACCCCACTGTCTTTGAATCAATGCAGATACATATCTCTTCATCCAAAGATCATTGTACACTGCTGTGTCCGCAGTAGGATCTATAGCACGATAACATTCTAAAACTAAAAAGTCATCTACTCTAACATCAGTCTTCCAATCTAGATCCAAGTATAGTTTATTTCCTCTTAGTTGAAATCTTGTTTGCTTCTGTCCCTCTAACAAATAGTATATGTCTTCCAATCTACGGTTAACCATTTCGTAGGTTAATATTTCTGTGTTAGTTAGATCCCATAGATCATTTAATCTCCACTGGTATCTGACATCAAATAAGTTAGTTACGTTCTTAGATACAAATGGGAATACCTTGATGACACTAGTGATATGCTCAGGCATTGTCACAAAATTATTCTGCTCTAGGTAATCTACTGACAAAGCATTTGATGTACCAGATGCAATAGTTGTAGTAGTATCAGTGACCATGTTATCACGCATGGCTTCACTCCACTTAATTTTTACGTGGGTTCTAATGTATCCATCACTGTTTCTTTCATTATAAAATTGAATAGCATCATCCACCAGATCATCTATCTGATCATCTTCGATGTTTATTTCAAGGACAGGAGCACCATTTTGACGTAGTGCATAATCTATAAGTCCTTGCCTTGTTGAAGCTTTAGCCATGTTAGGTAGGATTAACGTTGAATCTAATTCTTACATAATATGTAGTGTTAGCACTAAGGTTAACAGCACCTGGTAACGTATATTGTGTCAAGTTTGTTGAGTTACCAAGAGATTGGTGAACAATAGTTGCAAATGTATTTGCAGGTGAGAACTGCCAATCACTTGAAGAATGTTGATATCCACTCTTTAATTGAATAGGATCAACATTAATCGTTGGATTAAATGCAGGTGTTATTGTTTGAATATCTGGTTGGTCAACAAGTGGGGTAGAGAAATTCACTGCCGATGTATATGCACTCTCCAATCCATTGTTATCTCTAAACTTGACCTGTACAGAATAAGTAATATCAAAATCTAGAACACCGCTTGGTACAGTAAAGGATGTTAGATTACCAGTATCACCATTTACAAATGTACCAGTTGTATCATATACAGTTACGTTGTCTGCAACTCTTCTGATTCTCCAGAAAGTAGAGAAGTGTGTAGAACCAGCATACTCAGAAACATATGCTGCAGTAGTAATAACAGGTTGTCTAGAAAGAGTTTTGCTAGTATCAGTATCAATAAATGGAGTTACAGATGTAGGTGCAGATACAAACTCTGATTCATTGACAGTCAATGTAGCAGAAGTTGATGTTACTGTGGTTGCTGCAGCGTTAGAAAGTACACAACGGAACTGTTCTGAAGGAGTTGTTGGATAAGATGTTGTAGGTGTTGTATATGTTGATGAGTTCGCACCAGAGATAGCATTGAAATTAAGACCATTATCAGTTGACTTTTCCCATTGATATGATATGACATCACTAGTAATTTGTGCTCCAATATTAAATGTTGCAGTGCCACCCTCAATAACAGCTTGTGACTGTGGTTGAGTTTGAATTGTTATGACACGTAAAACAGTTAATACTGCAAAGTTGGAAGTCAATGATCCCGCTGCACCAACCAAAGAAACAATACAACGATAACGATCAGCACCATCAGTTGCATATACCAAAGTTGGTGTAGTATATGTTGCAGAAGTTGCACCACCAACAGTCACATAGTTTACTCCACCGTCATCAGATCTTTCCCACTGATAAGTTGGTGTACCACTACTTGTAGATGCAGTAACACTAAATGCTGCAGTTCCACCTTCATTAGCAGTTGCATTTGATGGATCTGCTGTAATAGAGAATGTTCTTAAAACTGTAAGAGTTACAGCGTTTGTTGTAACTGGAGTAGATGCACCCACTGCGTTAATAATACAACGATACTGATCGTTATTATCAACAGCATATGTTAATCCACCAGTTGTATAAGATGCAGATGTTGCTCCTCCAATCGTAGTAAATGAAACACCATCATCAGATTTCTCCCATTGATATGTAACACTAGGTTCGTGTGATGATTGACCTTCGGCACCTCCACCTCCACCACTAGGAGTGGCAAATGATTCTACATCAAACGAAGATGACGCAGCATTACCACCTACAGGTGACATTGTAACTCCACCTAATGTAGTAAATGTAGCTGTAGCAGTTTCATTAACTGTTTGGTCAGTTGGTTGAGTTGATACAACAACTGTTACAGTTTCTATTTGTAGTGTGGCAGCGTTACTAGGTATAGTTGTTGCACCAGGTGCAGATAGCAAACAACGGTATTGATATTCATCTTCTACTGTACTTAATGTAGCAGTAGTATATGTTGATGTAGTTCCACCACTACCAGTAGAAACATTAGACCATGACGCACCGCTTGTGATAGATACTTGCCACTGATATGTTATATCTCCTGCATCGTTAT